TTGCATTAAATAGATATTTTACTTTTCTCGTGCTTTTATAGTTTTTTGGCATATATGATTATCGAATCCACACAATAGGCTGTACCTGAAGAAAACTAAGTCAACATCAACATTGGCGCCCCAGTCAACATTTGAACCCCCCCATTCAGAACGCTAACCGCTAGTTGTTCAATCGCCTGACCAGCCATAGCAGCTCCACGCTCAAACACAGTATCCATAAGGACACGAGTCCGACTGGCAGCAGCCATGACAGCTGGGTTTGCTCTTGCTGGCGGTGTTGCGAGTTTGGTAAGGGGCGTGTTGACGATAGGGACGAATTCACAGTTGTAGACGTACTCAACGAGCCCAACATTAGCGCTACCAGGAGCACCTTCAATATCGATGAAGATGTTCTCCCACCCAGGAACGGCACCAACGGTGGCCGAGTTGTAGGTGGAAGAAGGCGTCCACTTGGTAGTGTCATCTGGATTACCATTGGCTATAACAACAAAGTCACAACCAGTGGTGACCGGAATGACCTTGGTATTGTTATAGTTAGTGGAACCGGAGGCTATCGTGGCACCAAGCCCGTTGACTTCAAGTGTGCCAGCAATAGCAACCCCAGCAGCTACGTTTGCTGAAGCGGTATTGACAAACCTCACACCCCAAGAGACGATTCGGAACGAAGAGGAATTGGTTGAAAACCAAGACTGATCGGTTCCTGCCGTCGCTGACGTTGGGACTGTGAAGTTCCCTGCGGCTCCTGTTGCTCCGACGTACGGATAAAAGGGGTTAGCCTGGAAATAATACAACTCATTACCTCCTGACAAAGTCGATATAGTGACTGTCCCCCTGATTCTAATCGGAATGGAGCGAACGGTGTTGCCATCTGGGAGTTTGGCCTCTCTTGCAGCCACACAGAATGGATCTGTGATGGCGCACACTGCCCTTGCCAAACCACTTCCCCTAATCGTTTGCCTCGTCCTCCTGCGCTGTCGCGGCTTCTGTTGCTGAGTATTGTTACTCTGCTTATTCGACTTATTCGCTTGCTTTTGCTTATTTGATTTCCTTCTAGCCATGTTACCACGCGTATCTAATACAAATTCAAAATTACGAAAACTCTCTCTATTGCGGGTAAATCACCCAGCGCCCAAAGTGGGGCTTGGACGCCCTGGCCGCCTCTTATTCGTCTACCTTAGCCATATCCACCATTGGCGGCCAGACCAACATCATGGGGATTTTATCTACCTGGCTAAGTAATTGGCGCAACTGATCCTCGGCTGGTTTGCCATAACCATACCGCTCAGTCGCGATCACATAATTCTCGGCTACCGGCTCAAAACGCCGACTCGCACGCAGACGGTCTTCATAACGACCCTTCTTCGGTCGTATCCTCTGCTCCCTAGCAAGTTCGAACGTCCTATCGGCATACGGTGCTATGAATGGAACGTGGCCACAGTCGACCCGAATCGACTGTGCCGACGAAGCAATGTTGGCCTCACCAGCCACCTTGACCGTCACTCCAAAACGGGGCAATAGTCGGCCTGGCTTGGCTCCCAACACTGTCTGGACAATATGTGTCTCCGGGTGTTTCCCGAACCAAAATAATTTTGAACAGAATTCCCACTCATACCTACCACGACACACCTCTAGTTTTGGCACGAGCCCAACACGTTGATGGAAACTACGGACTGCCTCAGCGAGTTTGTCAGCATCAGCAGTCTTACACAGAATAAAAGCGTCGTCACCACAAGCAAGCAACAAAAACGACACGCCGACCGAAGCGGCACCGGTCAATGTGCTTGCAACATTGGCTATCGTGTCCATGAGGTTGGTGTCCGCCCTTCCGGACGGCATCTGGAAATCCTCCGTTTCCAGCCACCACTTCCCATCCTTCTCATAAACACGACATGACAACCGATATTCTTTAGCGAGGGCAGCAGGTCGCGAAAGCCACGCCTCCTCAGAAGTATCGAAGGGCCCAAACGTCCGCTTTGCCTCATACTTCACCCCATGTAATGTAGTCCCCTTAGTGCGAATCCTAGTGATCCATCTGATGGCGTCTTCGGGAAAGCCCATGCGCTTATAGAATCTGAAAACGGGATCCTGGAGGTGTATGCCAAGCGTCGAGTCGTACTTAGACATATCCACCTTAATTCCAGTCACGAGGTGCTCTCCACCAAAGCCCTCGATCCATTTATCGACAACGCTACCTATGTGGTCAGTCGTAACACCGCTACAGTAAAATACATTAGTATTTTCACCATTCCACGCATTTGTGACAAGCTTGTACAACTGGTTAACGAGATAACCAATCAAAGCCTTATCTGCGTCCTCAGGTGGCTGTATCAATCGCGGTTTGTTAGCTTCGTGACCATCCACATACGTAACCTTGAGCTTTTCATCCTTCACAAATGCCCGAACAGAGATCGGTGGCGCAACCTTGTCGTGCCAGACTTCCCAGGCTGCCTTCAACCGATCCCTATATGCAACGGGGTAGGTCTTCAAACCATTGACCCACTTAAGAAAAGCTTTCTTCCCAACATCAACGACCCCATCAACGGCCTTAAAGACCTCACTATTTTGTATAGTGAGTGCGTACTCATCTACGGCTTTTTGTTCATATCCCGGTTTGGGGGAAAGAACACGGTGGGTGACAGCCACTAAATCCGCTTCCAGTCCAGGGCTAGGCACGGAAGACACGCAGATTGGGTTGACGATTCCTACTAGCTCTGACTGCTCAGTCGGTAGGACTCGTCGTGGCTCCACTTCGTTAATCGTCAAGGTTCCACTAACCTCATCTGGGAGCAAAGGGTCGACCAAATGATTGGACCCCACCAGCTGACGGTTCTCTTTAGGAATGCTGAGGTAGTTGGACAAGAATGAACCCCTAGGAACATCCCCTTCCATCCCAGTATGCCAGTTCTCGACTTGCCTCCGCCTATAATCATTCACCAAAGGTCGGACACAACACCAGCAACAGCAAACAGTCGACACCAAGACGACAAACACAACACTCACTGCAACGTCAACCCATTCGACGTGGACTCCAACGTCCAAACCAACAGTGAGCGCCAACGCACAAACCAAAACCACTACACACCAAATCAGGGTCCAGACCCGGGGACTCTGAAAGCCAACAAGAGTTCGGTGGAGATCAAACTGCCACTTAAATCTACGGTTGACTGTATGCAGCAAATCTATCTCATTAGATAGATTGACGGTAAGCCCGAGAACAGCTGCAATAGCCACAAGCTGTGACTTATACAGTGGGGGAATTCTCGCAACCCTCGCCATCGCTTCTGCCTTGTACGTCAGTTCGGCAAGCAAGTGTGGATCTCTCTCCCTGTTGACAGCGTGGGAGGCCAACTTGCTTACCATATCCACGGGGATGGAATACCGCTTCCTATCCCCTCGAACGAGTGAGGTCGTGTATAAAACTGGACCAATTTTATGCACGCTGTCAACATCGATCACCGCCTGATGTGTCACCGCATCGCCACCCATGGCCATCTTCGTAGCATTCGAAAACTGCACGGGCCCCGACAAACTCGGGTTGGCAACAACATCGTCCCAGGTCATCTGGCTCGGGGTATCAAACTTCCTTATGGCTTTGACACGCCACAGGTAAGTGAAGTCGGCGATACAACGGATAACGTCCACCTCAAACGCTTCCCCATTGGGTCCCCTCCAACCAACCGTCCATGGCAAATGAGGATGGCGATAAGGGTCACTGTTACCCTTAACCCTCATTTGCACAATCGGTCCCTGACACTCCCAAACTGCCTCTTCTTGAAAACCCCCATAGGCATCTTTAAACACATGACCAACGACTAGGCAATCGACGGGTCGTACCGCGTTCCTGTGGTCGACTGTCAACAGGTTCCATAAGGTTAGTGGCTCAATATAGTAGGCCGAGTGCACAAAAACCAACGCACACCCACGCTTCAGATGGTTACAGTATTCCAACTGACACCTACATATCGAACTTAGCACCTTCCTAGGCGCGGTACGAAACCGCGTCGAATCACCCCTTTGACAATCTGGCATTATATACCAGCCACGCTCACCTAAGTATTTGTGCGTCCGCAATGGACAAGCACCAACATCAACAACTTGAGCATTCTGGTTCCTCAATGCCTCCCTACAGGCGTCCGCCTCTAAAACAAACCTAGAGGCGGAAAGCAAAGCATGGTGGTGAAAAGCCCCGCGGAGGGTGACTGGATTAGTCCCCACCGTTTCACGCCACCACCGCTCCTCTTGCTCACGCATAACGACTCCCACTCGTTCTGGGACCAGGCGCGAACGCCTGGTCAACGTGGAGTCGGTGCTACCCGACTCCACATCATCAAGATCTTCCGTAGTTTGAACGACCCCATCAACGGCCTTAAAGACCTCACTATTTTGTATAGTGAGTGCGTACTCATCTAC